CATCACCATACTCTGAAATGTCTTTTCCATTAAAAGTTGGGAATGCAAATTTTGCTTTTGGTCCTATAGCTTTTGCAATAATAACGCTTTCTTTTTCATATGAAGATGCGTTTAGCAAGTCAAGAATATCGGTAAGCGTTGGTCGTCTTAACATCTCTACATTGTCTTCTATTTCATACCAATCAACAATTATATCAGCTGCTTTTTCAAAGTATCGAGAGTCGCCTTTGAAAAATTTTTTAATTTTTTCTTGTGGTCTTATTCTTGCTTGTTCTTCTTCGTTAAATTGTATACTTTGTTTTTCTGTTTTTTTGATATCTTTTTTTCTGCGCATCAACTCGCGCATAGCTTCTTGAATCGTTTCCATTGATAGTTGTCTCCTTTATTTTTATATCATATAATTTAGCATAAATTTATCTATGACCAGATAGCTGCTCAAAAGCAACTAAATCTGCTTTGATAAGTTTCAACAATTTTAAACAAGGAATTAAATCATATGTTTTATAGTAGATATTCAGCACTCGCGTAATTTCTTCTGCTCTGCTGTGCTTTAAAAACATTTTATTTTCAGGTAATTTTTTGGCGAACAATAATATCTGCAGATTTAATGACGACAGTGTGATCAAGATTTCTGTTGGGTTATCTAGCGCTTCTTTCACTAGGTTGATATACAGATTTGATCTTTTATTATTATAATTTTTACGCAACAGACCATAAAAAACTGACACATCAAGTTGGCGCTCATCATTTATAAATTTTAATACGCTATAAGGAACTGTTTCATCTTTAAGTAATTTATATATTTCGGCATCAACATTTTTTCCGCTTGACTCAATATCGGTAAGCAACAGTAATAAATCATTCTTCGTTAACATAATTTTATTATATCCTTTCAGTTCCTATTCTTGGTCTTTATTTAAACCTAATTCTTCTGGTGAGGGTAAATAAGAATCATCTTCTTCATCGACTTCCGCGGTTTCAACCAAAACATCTTTGGATTCTTTCGTTTCCAAATCTTCTAAAGAAGGCAATTCAATATCGCTGTCCGCATATTCGTCTGGAGACGCTTCTGGCTCAGGCGTTGCAACTTCAGCTGCTTTGTCATCATGTTTTTCTTTGGTCTTGTTTTTATCTGCTTCTAATGTATCAATATAATCTTGAAGATAAGTTATAACTTCTGGATTTCCAATAGTATCACCTAATAAAGATTTAAAAATCATTAATTTTACAGCTTTATCATCAATATCAGCAAATTGTGACATCAAATCATTAATATATCTAATTCTTGTATCTTTGTTAGCTCTTTTATCTAATTCTTCTTGAGTTATTGGAGCTTCCATTCTAATTCTGAATTTATTTACATAGCTATTAAGATTTCTATCAATTAAGAATAGATTAATAACATCTGTCAACATTTGACACAAAATATTTTGAAGATTTTTGATTGAGTTACCATATCTACTTGATAAAATCGTCAATGATGTACCACCGTTAAAACCAGCGCCATCAGCTGTAAAACCAAAGAATTGCTTTGGAACCTTTAGATTACCAAATACTTTGTCTCTGAAATATTCAATATCAACTAAAGATTTTGGATCAAAGTCGCCACCAATTGTTGTAGCATTAATTTGTCCTTGGGTCCCGTGAGTTGGAATGTAAATGGTATTTTCAATAGGTGCTGGGTTGGTATATTCTGCCAGTCCCGTCCCCGTGTTTATGGCAGTTTTTTGTTCTAATTTATCTTTTAATCTTTGCATGAAACCTTGTACCTGTTCTTTTGGCATATCACCAACGTCAACAGTAATGATACGGGTAACTGCAGATTTTGTAATACGATTTAGTAATGCAGACATTTCAAGCAAAGTTAGTTGTCTCCAGTTTCTAAATGAGTTATAAAGAAGTGATTGACCTCTTTTAACGCTGTATGAGCTGGTCATGCTATCTGGTGTGGCGTGCTCATTATCTTTTGTTGCTAATGTATCTAAATATATGTCAACAGTTTCTGGTTGGCGTTGACTCGTTGTTTCCATACACCCATGAACAAATGACATAGCATCAAATATCTCAACATCACTTTGTTTCATTTTATATCTCGTTAAGTATGTGTATAGATTATCATTTTGCTGTTGAATAACTCTGGTTGATGCTTTAACATAACCTTGAGTTTTGCCAAATTTCTGCAGGTCATACATTTCACCTGGATTATCAACCATTTGAATATATGGGATGTATTTGTCATTATTGCTGTATATACGTAGCTTAACTTCTTCGGCTAATGGTTCATCTTTTTTAATGATAGTTGATTCATTTAATTGATTAGTTCTATAATTATCTTTGAATAATATGTCTTCATCAACATCTGATTTTCTAAATAATCTTAAATATACATCGCCATATGTGACTAAGCAATATGCCCACTGATAAAGATGTTTGTCAACATTTAGAGATTCAAGCAACCATGATGTATAATTCAAAATTTTACCATCATTGGCTTCTACCCACATCACCTCTCCTTTATCATTTGTTTGAACAACGTCTTCAGCATATGTCTCAAGAACAGCTGATATGATACTATCTTGCGCCATATTGTCGATTAGTTGGTAAGCTTGTTCCCTATTCTGAGCACTTTGACTTAATGCATCGATAGATGAAATATCTAATGTTCCTATTTGTGCTGAACTGATTAGATTGTCCATAAAATGTTTTTCGGTATCAATACCAATTTCAGGTAAAGCAGTTGATATCGGTCTAACTTTAATTTCACTTATCGTTATTTTTTCGTTTTCCATATTTTTCTCCTTTTTTATAATATGATTATATCATCATATAAACTATATAAATCTGTTTTCTTACTAGCGTCAGATGGATGAACTCTCTCAGGCATCATCACACCACGCACCCGCTTTAATTCTTCTTCCATGCTTAATGTTAGTTGCTTAACATCATCATGATTACTATCACTATTTATCTGCAATAATTGTTCTGCACTTTCACCATACTCATAAGCGAATTCTTCTGCATGTTTACTTGCATTGAATATAGCACCCGCAAATGCGTCGCAAACGTCTTTTGAATTGTGAACAAATATTCCAGCTGCTAATGCAAAGTTGTGATTATCAGCAACTTCAATGTCGTATACATCTTCTCGCTTATCAATAAAATCAATCGACACAACATACAACTGTTGTCTGTATCTATTGTTCCAGGGAGCTTTGTTATATGGTTCGTAATATAATCTATAATTAGATAAACCACCTTTTGATAGGTATTTTGTATACAACGTCATTAATGAATCACCTGGAATCAAATCTTGTGCTTCAATATATGCACCATCCCTTAACATAAACTTATGATTTAAGGTGCATTCAATTGATTGACCATTATCAAATGTTAATTTAATAAGTGGTTGATCTTCTAGGGTCTTCCATGCTTTTAATATGGGTTTTGGTTCAATTTTTTTCGTTTTTAAATTTATAGAATACACATAGTTTGCTTTTCCGGTATTATATTCATCAACTAATTCTAGAAATGTTAATGATCTTCCATCAACTAATTTAACTATTGTATTACCCGTAAAACATCCACCATCAGGGTGATCAATTTTGCCGCTATCGATATTTCTTTCAAGGTCAATTATCTGTCTAATGAGCATTTTATCGTTATACATTTCAAGTCGTTTTTCATAAAGAGTTGATTTGAAATATTGATATGGAATATTTATTTTAGTTGTGTCAACTCTATCGACTGACAGCACTGAATATGGATAACCTTTAGCTCTTAATGCTTCTCCAGTATCATATGACTGATAAGTATCTGAAGTTATTCCTTTAATATTGAATCCCCTACTTTTAAGCCAGTATATGAAGTTTCGATTTTTCTCAAAGCTTATATGTCGACCCTTTGGCGCTTTAATGCTTACCGAGAAGGCTAATGAATAGAACAGGTCTTTGCTTTGATCTAAATCGCCAATAGAATGTTTTTTACCTTTTATAAATATCCCAGCAATACCGGTCATGTCACCGGTGTATGACATGTCTAAATGTATAAATAATGGTTTATTTTTCAATTGCGGGTCAATTTTGTTTATATCAAAGAAATTGTAGTATTGAACTTCGTCATCGGGACCATCACCAATCTCCAAAATTTCACGACTAAATGGGCTCTGAATTCTTTTTGTAACAAGGTTCATAACAGCAGCACCATTAATATATTTTGATATGCTTGAAGCGGATATTCCAGCGAAGTCACATAATGATCTATCCATGTCATCCAAAAAGTCCGCTTTAAAATCAATTGGAACATCAAGTATTTTGCTATATCCTTTTGCAACATATGCATCTATATCTTCACCGTCTTTAAGAATAACTGAATCTAAAAATTTATTACCTAAGGCGATTTTAAAGGTTATGGGTGAATAGGTTCCCTCTGGTTTAACTTCCCAAACGCTTCCGTCAGAAATATATACGTTTTCTTTTTCTGATGCAAGCTTCTTCTTCATATGCTCTTCTAGGAAAGATTTATCACTTCTCTTTGATGACGCCAGAACCAATAAAGTTGGATTCTTGCCGCGATAAATAAACCTGGTCTTCATACCACCAATCGCTGTATCAATCATGTCATTAGCTTTTATCTTTTGTTTTTCAATGTCTTGATTCCTTTGAAAAGAAACCTCATCAAAAAAGCTGAAAAAAATCGGAAGGCCCAGCAAGTCATCAGCTTGAGAACCTATCTTAATATCTATAGCTTCTTGGTTGTTAAATTTTTGGGGTAACCAAATCTTATTAATTCTTCCCTCAATTGTCCCATGAGATAAAAACCATGGGCTAGATTGAATGGTGTTTTGAAATTTTGCGATACCAACTTCTTCAGCTAAATCTTTTTTAATGTTCATAAATGCGAACACAATTTTTTCTGTTGGTTTCAAATGAAAAAATGAGATAGGATCTTTTAAACATAAAATACGGTGAAGGAGATAAGCAGCTATAAGGATAGAAATCTCGCTCTTGCCTCTACCTCTGCTACCAGTAAATATCGCATTATTTACGGCCGTTGTTATATTATCTGGGAATAATTTTATTAATTCTTTTCTTCAGTATGGATATAATTTACATTTGCCCTCATTATCATGCCAAGCATTACCTAGATAATTGTAATCATTAACGAACGTTAAAATATCTACCGGAACTTCTTGGTAGTCTTCTAGTATTAATTTATTTAATTGCTCTGACTTACCATCTTTAGAATATTCATCTAAGATAGAAAGAGCTAATTCGCGCTCAGCTGGTGATAATTTGTCTAGAGCTGATAAATCTAATTCTAAGTTTTTTATATTTTCATTGTTGGCCAAGTTATTTTCTCATGCCTCCTTAAATTTTTGTATATTATTCATTTTAATTATACAATTTTAATTGTATAATTATTTTTACATATTTTACTATTTATTACTCACATGTTTCATCATTTTATCTATATAATCTTTTCTAACTTCACCAATCGCTAATTGAATATTCTCACCAAAATATAATGCAGATTTATTTAGATAA